CCAGGCATCTCTTCTCTATTGCTAACTGTGCACATACGCAATAAAGGTTCAAGAGTTTCTTTATAGGGTAAAATAGGAGCTGATCCAGGTATAAAAGATTTAACAAAATATCTTTTAAGGAATTTGGGGCCTGTGTAAACTAACCCACCGTTCACATCAGGTTCTGATAAAAATTTATCATACTCTCTATAATCTCTAAGTTCCATTCCGAAAAACGAGTCCAAAAATATTTTAAAAGCTTGAGCGTTATATATATGTCTAAAGCATTTGAGACAACACCATATATGATCGTCTCCATAAACTATAATAGCTATTAAATCTGCCATTAAAGCTTCCATTATAAAAGGAGCTGATTCTGGATATTCATACATTTTAACGAAAATAAAAACGTAGAAAATCAAAGCCATAATCCATGAATCTCCATGCGAAGTTTCCTTCCCTCCTGAGTACATAACTCCTCTTATAAATCTCCAAATATTACCAACGTGAAGTGTTATTTTATTGACAACATGGTACATCAAAACTGTATACAACTTTTTGAGTAGCAATCGCTGTGACTTATTCATCTTTGACCAAGCATAATAGCGAGTTCCTCGTGCGAGGTAAAGATATAAGAGCCAATCAGAGATATGTTTGTCCAAACCTGTTATATCTCCGTCTACCCAAAAAACGTCTGGATTGTTGTAATTCATTTTAACTGCCAAATCATACCAACCACCGTACCATACCTTAACTCCTATGGTTATAACATCTCCACGCTCGAATAACATTCTCTTTTTCTGTAACAAATCAGACAAAAGCGTTAGAGTTGTCTCTGGAATAAAAAACTCTCGACCTTTTGTTAGAAAAGGTGGTAACTTAGATAATGCTTTGAACATAAAATATCGCCATTCTCCCTTAAGTTTAGTTATATTGTAAACTTGAAATTCCGGAATCTTATTAGATGCTATATCAATTACTAATCTATGAAGTTTACGAACTGCCGCCTCATATAAATATAACTTTTTACCTGATGACACTACTTTAATAGATACATCTTGAACTTGATACGAAGCAGTTTTAGCATTCATAAATCCCCCTGAAGTTAACATTTTTATACGTTTTACCATATCAGAAGGCGAATACTCCAAGAATAGTTTGTCGACATATTGATCACTCCGTAGCTTTAATTCTAGCATACGAACGGCTGGAGTAATAAAATTTCTACAAATCATTAAATACTTTCTATCCGCCGAATCGAAACTAAAATCCTTCATTAACGCAAGAATTTTTTCTTCTCGAGAAGTATAAAAATTTGTAGTGAATATAGCCCGAGGATACAGCTTTTCACCATACTTTATCTTCTCTGTCAATATCTTCTCTATAGATACATACTCCCATAATAATGCCCTTAGAGAGCCTGGAGGGCAAGTAAGAGCTTGCTTCTTACTAATAAGAGAGTCTACGTATCGCGTAAGATCAGGAACAAAGGAAGCCATCTTTACGCAGGAAGGTACTATATCATTCTTATGCTTAGTGAACGGACTAAGATTAATCGAAGACCGAGGTTTGTAATGCCTCAAATAAAAGTCAAAAAACATTTGAGGGTTATCATATCTACTAACTTTTGTAGTGTCATTGAGCGTATCATAGGTTAAATAATATTTGGACAATAATAATGCATACACTCGAGCATGATATTCTTCTTTAGTCATGCCACTTGAACAAAAGGGGTCTATCGTTAATTCCTGACCTTTGTCATCTAATAAAGCCGAAGAAACCGAAACCATTGTCATAGTATTATGACAAGAACACTTACTAACTTCTAAATTCATCCTATCCTTATGTCTAAAAAAAAAATAATTAGTTAAAGAATATCTAGGAAATTTAATTTTAGCAATGTATAAATCGAAAGTTAAACTCGTTTTTGTTTTTTTTTCTCGTAGTATTTCCATCGAGAA